TTTGATGTTTGTCCTAAATTAGAAATACAACACGGTATTGAGTCTGTTAGAAACACACTTGATAGATGTTGGTTTGACCGTAATCGGTGTAAACTTGGTATTGAATGTTTGCGACAATACCGTAAAGAGTATGATGATAAGATGCAGACATTTAAAAACAAACCTTTGCACGATTGGAGTTCGCATGGAGCAGATGCGTTTCGCTATGGTTGTGCAATAGATCCTGACACAAAAAGTCAGTGGAAAACAGAAATTAACGTAGATACAAGGTATATAGTTTAATATGGCAAAAGGCAAAGCATTAGTAGATTCAGAAATTGCTTCGATACTACAATCTGAAATTAGTTCATCATTAGGGTACATAGGTTCAGATGTAACAACCCAAAGACAAAAATCTTTAGAATATTATTTTGGTGAACCATTTGGTAACGAGCAAGAAGGTCGTTCACAAGTTGTTTCAACAGATGTAAGTGATGTAATTGAATCAATCCTACCCACACTACTTAGAACATTTGCAGCTAGTGATGATGTAGTTAGATGTGATCCTGTAACCGCAGAAGATGAAGAGGTTGCAAAACAAGCTAGTGATTATTTAAACTATGTTTTTAATAAAGACAACGATGGGTTTGTTGCTCTTTACACACTATTCAAAGATGCGTTAATACAAAAAAACGGTATAGCAAAAATATACTGGAACACATCTGAAAAACGAGAACAAGAAACTTACGAAAAGTTAAGTGAAGATGAATACATCATGCTTATTGATGAGGATGGTGTAGAGGTAAAAGAACATTCAGAATACGCAGACCAAGATGCCATCACTGCCAAACAAAAAATGATGGAACAAACAGATGATCCTATGTTGATGCAACAAATAGAAGATGCACCAACACCAATGTTACACGACTGTGTTATTGTACGTATCGAAACTTATGGTAAAGTTAAAATAGAAACGATACCACCTGAAGAATTTTTAATTGAACGCAGAGCAAAAAGTTTACAAGATGCAAATTTCATTGCACACCGCACTACCGCAACACGCACAGAATTAATTGAAGCAGGCTTTGATGAAGATATTGTTAATAAACTACCAAGTGATGTTGCCGATAAATACAATGAAGAAAAATTAGCTCGTCATCGTAATTTAAACTATGACTTTGATAGCAACTCTGGCGAAGCATCAACAGATGAAATTACTATTTTTGAATGTTATTCACGTATAGACGTGGAAGGCGATGGTATTGCTAAATTAAGAAAAGTTACAATGGCAGGTAAAGGTGGTTATGAAATCCTTGATAACGAATTATGCGATAGCATACCATTTATTTCCATAACACCAATTATGGTTCCACACAGATTCTTCGGTAGATCAGTTTCTGAAATGACTGAGGATTTACAGTTAATCAAATCAACTGTTATGCGTCAGATACTTGACAATATGTATCTCACTAACAATAACCGAGTGGCAATTATGGATGGTCAAGTTAATCTTGATGATCTACTCACTAACCGACCAGGTGGCGTGGTAAGAACTAAAGGTTCGCCAGGTCAAGTGATGATGCCGATGCAAACACAAACTATTAATCAACAAGCATTTCCATTACTTGAATATCTTGACACAGTAAGAGAACAACGTACAGGAATAACAAGATACTCTCAAGGAATGGATGCTGACTCTCTTAATAAAACAGCCACTGGTGTTAATGTAATATTATCCCAAGCTCAAATGAGAGTCGAGTTGATTGCACGTATCTTTGCCGAAACAGGCGTTAAAGATATGTTTACAAAGATATTTGAATTGGTGGTTAAACATCAAGACAAAGAACGTATTATAAAAATTAGAAATACATTCGTACCATTTAGACCGATGGAGTGGCGTAATCGTTGCAACATTTCAATTAACGTAGGTTTAGGTACAGGATCAAGAGATCAACAACTTGCAATCTTAAACAATATTTTACAAACTCAATTAAAAGCATTGGAGTTACAAGGCACTCCTGCTGGTCCGATGGTTAATTTGCGTAACATCTACAACACACTTTCAAAAATTGTAGAAAACGCTGGATTGAAAAATACTGGGCTATTCTTTACAGATCCAGATGTAGGTATGCAACAAATGCCTCCACCACAACCACCACAACCAACAGAATTTGAGAAAGTATCTCAATTACAGGTTCAAGGTGAGAACTACAGAAAACAAATAGATAGTGAAATCAGAATAAAAGAATTAGAAAAAGGCTATCAAGAAATGATACTGAAGTTTGAAACTAGAATTAAAGAACTTGAGCTACAATACAACACAAAAATTAACGAAGCTGAAATAAGGAGAGATGCAACACTTGCAAAAGAAGATTTAGTTCAGCAAGGCAAGATGAAGGAACAGGCACAAAAAAGTGTTGACCGACAACTTGACCAAGCACAACAAATCATGCAAAATGTAACTAATGGATCAAACAAAATTAAGTAAAGAAGTATCAAGAGGCGAAAAAGCCAAACTACTTCTTGATGAACCATTGTTCAAAGAAGCGTTTGAAATGCTCAAAACTGAGTATAAAGAAGCCTTATTACAAACCAAACATGATGAAGATGCAGTAAGAAAAGTCTTATGGCAAGCCTATCACATTACTGACAAAGTAGAAAACCACTTACGCACCGTAATGGACACAGGCAAACTCGCTGCACAACAAATCCAACAGCTTAAAAAAAATTCGACTTAAATCGAATACACCAACCCATTAGGGAGTGTAACATTTAACAAGGAGGTTGTTATGGCTGAAAGCCAATCAACTAATGTTATCGAAGCAGGAAACCTAATCAAAGGTCTTATGACTGGAGATAAGTCTGCCGATGCACCCGTAGAAGAAGCACAAGCTGAATCTACACCAGAAGAAACTCAAGAAGTGGAAACACCGATTGAAGAATCTTCACAAATAACCGATGCTCCAATCGAAGAATCATCTTACGAAGAGGGGCAAGAATTATCTGAGTCGACTGATATACAAGAAAACTCTGAGGAGCCTATTTACACTGTAACCATTGATGGTACAGACTACGAGGTGACCCAAGATGAGTTAATTCAAGGGTATCAACGAAATGCAGATTACACTCGTAAAACACAGGAACTTGCTGCTGAAAAAGCACAATCAAGTGACTTTGTTGAACGATCAAAAAAAGACGTTGAAGCGAAACTTGCTAAACTTAACAATTTAAATCAAGCCGCACAGTCTCAACTACAACAAGAGTACGCACAGATTGACTTTGAAAAACTTTACGAAGAAGATCCAGCCGAAGCTGCCAGACTAGAGCATAAAATGCGAAAGAAAAACGAACAGCTACAGCAAGTGCATAGACAAACTCAAGAGTTACAAACTCAAGAGTTTACTAAATACTTAGACGAGCAACAGAAACATTTGGCTGTTAAAGTACCAGAGATGAATCATCCTGAAAAGGGATCCCAGTTTAAAAAACAAATGAGGGATTATCTTTCATCAGTGGGCTTTAATAACCAAGAAATTGATTCTGTTTACGATCACAGATATGTTTTACTTGTAAAAGATGCGATGAATTATCGTAATCTTCAAAAAGCTAAACCAGAAATAAAAAAGAAAGCGATCAATGCTCCTAAAGTTGTAAGAGGCGGTGTATCAAAATCCAAAGGTCAACAGCAAGCGGAAGAAAGACGTCAACAACTCTCAAAACTACGTAAAACAGGCAAGGTTGCAGATGCAGCTAAACTTTTTCGTAGTTTAGTATAACAAGAAGGAGGCTGTAATGGCACAACCAACTAACTTGTATGATACGTATGACACCACTGGTATTCGAGAGGATTTAGTAGATGTAATCTATAATGTTTCTCCAGAAGATACCCCAATATTGAGTGCTATACCTCGTACAACCGCAAAATCAACAAAGCACGAATGGCAACTAGATGCACTTGCTACACCTGCAACTAACGCAGTTATTGAAGGTGACGAAGCAACTGTAGATGCTATGACTGCAACAACTAGAGCATTTAACTATTGTCAGATTTCTGACAAAGTTATCGCTGTTTCTGGCACACAAGCCGCTGTAGACGCAGCAGGTAGAGCCGATGAAATGGCTTATCAAATTGCTAAAAAATCTAAAGAACTAAAGAAAGACATGGAGTTCGATCTAATCGAGCCTAATGTTCAAGCTGTAGGTTCTGCAACTGCCGCTAGAGAGTTAGGATCTATTCCTACTTGGCTAAAAACTAACGGTGATGCAGGAACAAGTGGTACACTTTCTACTGGTTCTGGTACTGACTTACCTGGTTCAGGTACAGACAGAGATCTAACAGAAGCAATTTTGAAAACAGTTATCAAAGAAGTTTACTCATCAGGTGGAGACATGGATATGTTAGTATGTCCACCATCAGTGAAACAAACTATTTCTGGTTTCAATGCTAATACAACTCGTTTTGGTCCAGCAGACAAGAAAACTGAATTTGCTGCTATAGATGTCTATAGCTCAGATTTTGGTGATCTTAAAATTGTACCAAACAGAGTAATGGCTACTACTGACGCTAAAGATGTATTCATCATACAGCGTGATATGTTAGCCACTGCTTATTTAAGAGATTTTATGATTCAGGATCTATCAAAAACTGGTGACTCTGACAAAAAACAACTCTTATGTGAGTACACGTTGGAAGTACGAAATGAAGCCGCACACGGTATCATTTTAGATATTAACCAATAATAATAAATAGTGAGGGAGCTTCGGCTCCCTTACTTTAGAATCATTCTAAATAAGGAAAACACATGAATAAATCTCCAACAACATTTAAAGTAGGCACTACACAAACTGTAGCTGTAGGTGCATCTTCTGCCGCTTCAAGTAACGCAGTAGGTTCACAAACAAATGAAATAAGAATTGTTACAACTGTAGACGCTTATGTAGAAATGAACGCTGCATCTCCAACTGCTGCTTCTACTTCTATTATAGTACCTGCATTTACTGTAGAATATTTTAGAGTAACACCATCAACTAAGGTTGCGTTTCTAAGAGTAGGTGATACTACTGGAACAGCAAGAGTTACTGAACTTAGTCAATAATGAGACCGCCCTTTATATCAATACGAAGTCAGGATCG